CGCCGGCACTTGGGAGAATCTGCCGCCGCTGCCGAAGCCGCTGCACGATTTGTGGCTCTCGATGGTAGCGCGCACCCAGCCCAAGGAACCACCGGTCAGTGGTTCACTGGCGACCGTCAATCCCGAATTGGGCTGGGTGCGCACGCTGCTCGACTCGCGCGATCCTGACTGTGACTACGACACGTGGCGCGATATGGGCATGCGCCTGCACGACGGCACAGACGGCGGCGACGACGGCTTCAACTTGTGGCACGAGTGGAGCGCCAAGGGCGAGAAGTACCCCGGCGAAGAAGCGCTGCGCGCGAAGTGGGATTCGTTCGGGCACGGTACCGGGCCGAAGGCAACGCTCGAAGGCTTGCGACAAGAAATAGTCGCGACCGACGCAGATTTCGGCCCGCCGCTCGATCAGGATTTGCTCGCGCAAGCGGACGCAGTGACACGCGCTGCACGGCTCGCGCAATTCCAATGGCGTCGCCCGAGTCAGATCGTCACCGAGCCTTCGCCCCCGTGGCTTATCCGTGACATTCTCCCGCAGGAAGGAATCAACGCGCTTTACGGCCCGTCGGGTAGCGGCAAGTCATTCGAGGCGCTAGATATGGGCCTAGCGATCTCACGCGGCAGCGACTGGCGCGAGTACAAGACGATGCAAGGCGCGGTGGGCTGGATCGCGGCCGAGGCGTACGGCTCGATGCGCAATCGACTGCTCGCGTACTGCAAGACTCACAACACGACACCTGACGAGCTTGTCGACTTCTATGTGCTTGGCACCAGCGTGCGTATGCAGGACGCTGAGCAGATGAAAGCGCTCACCGAATCCGCGCGGCCACTGAAACTGCGCCTGCTAATCGTCGACACGTTGGCGGCTGCAACGCCGGGCACCGACGAGAACAAGGGCGAGGATATGTCGCCGGTCATGGAAAACATCGCGCGCATATACGATCAGCTCGGCACGACGATCCTGCTCGTGCATCACACTGGTAAGGATGAAACGAAGGGGATGCGCGGCCACTCATCGATCAAAGCGCGTGTTGAAGCCGAGCTACTCGTGAAGAAGCGTGATGGCTCACCGCTGCGCGATCTCGTGCCCACGAAGTTGCGCAACAGCAACAAGGAAGGCGTGCTGCATCCATTCAAGCTCACCGAGGTGCCAGTCGACATGGATGATGTTGGCGTGATCACGTCGGCGAGTGTGGAACACGTGAAGCTCGAAGACGCGCAGCCGGCGAAGAAGTTGGACGACAACATGAAGCGCGGCAACTCGGCGCTGGCGCTGAGCACGCTCGAATCGCTGTGGCCGGTCGACGGCGAGCCCGTGATCAATGTTGACAGATTCCTCGGCGCGTATGCGGAGTCGCTGCTTGCGCCCGCGAGCGGACAGGACAACCGAGTCACGCGCGCGCAGAACATGCTCAACTCGCTCGCGGAGAAAGGTATCGTGATCGTCGACAACGCGACGCACACCGTTACGCTGATTCGCTCGAAGCTGCACCTCGCGGCATCACCAAGAGAGGAAGACCCCGATGCCGATCTCATCTAGGCTTTACATGGGCAAGACACCGCACAACGCGCTGCACATAGCGGTGTTGAAGCTGGGGGACGAAATGTGGCACCTACTAGCACGCGAGCTGCAAGAGCACGGTGTGTGGGTTGCGATGAAGCTGATCTCCGCGCGCCCGGTACCACACAAGGGTAACTACTGGTTCAGCTGGTCGTTGTCGGAGTCACGCTTCGCTAAACACGCTGATGTGGCGAAGCTGCGCGAGGGTCGTCCCGAGCTGCACGCGCTCGTCGAAAAAGCGCTGCGCGCTGTGGTCGCCGAGGTGGGTGATCCGCGGCGCGTGGAGCTGGAAGACCCTTACGTGTTTAAGGCTACCCCCTCTGCCCCCTCGGCTACCCCCTCGGAGGGGGCAGAAATTCCCGCTGTAATTTCACCTCTTCCCGAGTCTACCCCCTTCACAATTCCGGCCCCCTATATCCCGCATAGGGGCCGGATGGAGGGGGAAGACGAGGGCTCTTCCGGCGCGCAACTTCTTGGCGATCCCGACGGTGACCTACTATGAAATCCCCGACCCTGAATTTCGGCACGCTCGGACGATGCGCCTGCAACTCGCTGGGGCGTCGCCGTGCCCCGTTCGCTGGTGAGCCTATCTGCACCAAGTGCATGCCCATGCGTGCCGGGTTCGTTCGCACAATCCACGACGTGATCTCTGCCGAGTTGAGTGTGGGGCTGCTCACTCGCGAGCAACGCATCGCGCGGCGTGCGTTCCTACGGGCAGACAAACAGGCGCTGGTGACCGCTGCTGCTGAAGGGCAGCTCGGCTACGCTAACGACACCGTGCAGCCCGAGTCACGACAGACGCGTCGTGCGAAGGGTTTATGAGCGAGCGCATCCCGCCACAGCAGATGGTCCCCGTCACTGGCGCGCATAGCGTGATCATCGTGCCGACGACCGAACAGAAGAACGCGTACCTCGAACGCATCGCGCACGGTCGCTCGCTGCATGGTGCCGCTGCCGATCTCGATTTGCCTTACATGAGCTTCGTGCGCGAGCGTCGTGCTGACGATGCGTTCGAGAACGATGTCAAGCTCGCGCTCGCTGTGCGTGGCGGCGCGATGTTGGAAATTGCACTCGAACAATGCACCGTAGGTGTCGACAAGGTGCTCACGCATCAAGGGCACGTGAGCTACGAGTACCCCAACGGCTACGAGCTGGACGATGAAGGCAACGCGAAGCCCGGCACCGTGCGCAAGCCGGTGACGGTGAAAGAACTCGTAACGACGAACTCGTTGTTGCTCGCGCTGCTCAAGGCGATCTATCCCGAGCAGTTCAAGGATCGCAGCGAAGTGAGTGTGAACACTATCCCGACAGCGAACGCGACGAATGACGCCGAGGCGCAAGCGTTGCTGACGTATCTCGAAGACCGCGCGCTCGCGCGTCGCAAGGTGCGTGATCCCGACGAGGATTTGTTGTGAAGATAGACATCCACCGTTTGCCCATCGGCTACCCGCAGTTGTACATCGAGCATTCGCGGCTCGCTGATGCGCGACACCCGATGGGCGCAACGTTCACGCACATCTATCGCGCGAAGGCTTGGCGCAGCATCGATGCGCGTCACGGTGTGCCCGGCTACGCGCGGCGACAGCGCATCCGCACGCGCTTGAGCATGCGCCCACCGTTCGTGTACGTGCCGAATGTGATCGAGCAAAAGACATCGAGTGCTGCGGGGTATCATCCGTCATCGCATCGCGGGAGAGCAGCATGATATTCACACGCAACGGCGAGCGCTTCATGGTAACGAGTGCAGGTGATGTGCTTCGTGTGCACGATACGCCGTACGGGGATTGGCTCGACCACATGATCAGGAGTTATTGGCAGTGAGCATGCCGACCGAAGCAGCATGAGCAGTGTTACCAACATGCAGACGTTGCAACACGTAGCGTGTTGTGCCATCGACGACGTTGTGCTGGCGAAAGGTGATCCCGCCGCGCATGACGCGCTGGTGTTAGTGCGTGAGCACCTCGATGCGCGCATCGAGCAGACTGCAGTTCACACCAGTGTTGATTTCGGGGAATGTGATCCCGACGAGGATTTGTTATGAAGCTGGAACGCGCGCACGACATCGTGGCTGGGTTGACTGGCTCGTGCCAGTCCATCGAAGCGTGCCACGAGGATGCCTGATGTACATCGATGAGGCGTTGAAAGAATCCGAGCTGTACGCGCTGGTGAAGGCCGGTGCGAATCTGTGGCTGCCCGACAAAGGCAACTTGCCGCAGATGGCTGCGTATGTGAGCCCGGCACAGGTCGTCGGCTTCGGCGGTGCAGCCGGCGGCGGCAAGACTGATCTTGGCGCAGGCAAGGCGCTGAACCAGCACAGTGACAGCATGATCATGCGCCGCGTTGGCACCGAGTTGCAGCCGATCATCGAGCGCATCCTCGCGTTGAAAGGGAACCGGGATGGGTTCGCAGGCGGGCATGTGAACCAGTTGCGGTTCACGCGCAGCGGGAAGCCGTGCACCATCGCGTTTGGCTCGATTCCGAACCTTGGCGACGAAACGAAGTATCAGGGCCACCCGCACGACTTCAAGTTCTACGACGAGGCGACGAACTTCCTCGCGAAACAGATTCGCTTCCTCGGCACATGGTTGCGCAACACGCGCGTGCCCGGTCAATACTGCGAGCAGCTGATGACGTTCAACCCGCCACAGACTGCTGAGGGGCGCTGGGTGATCGACTACTTTGCTCCGTGGTTAGACAAGCAAGCGAAGAATCCCGCCGCGCATGGCGAGATCAGACACTTCATCACGGTTGGGCGCGGGCAGGATCAGATCGATATCGAGGTGCCGAACAAGCGCTGCGTGATCATCGACAACCAGCCGGTATTCGATTTTGACGCGCGTGAGTATCTGCCGATCCAGATCATTCAACCGCAGTCGCGCACCTTCATCGGCAGTAAGGTGACCGATAACAAATACCAGAGCGCGGAATATCTCGCGCAGCTGCAATCACTTCCCGAGCCGTTGCGCTCGCAGATGCTTAACGGAGATTTTTATGCAGGCATTGAAGACTCGGAGTGGCAAGTGATCCCGACGGCGTGGATCGATGCCGCAATGGCCCGTTGGCAACCACGTGATCGAATCCCGCCGATGGACTCGATGGGCGTCGACGTTGCACGCGGCGGCGCAGACAACTCGGTGCTAGCGCGCCGGCACGATAACTGGTACGACGTGCCTATCGTAATCCCCGGCAAAGATACGCCGAATGGATACTCGCTGATGGCGCGTGTCGTCGCTGCGCTGCGTGATGACGCGCCCGTGCACATCGACGTTGTCGGCGTTGGCGGCTCGCCGTACGATTTCCTCACCATCGCAAAGTTTCAAACTATCGGTGTGAACGCCGGAGCCAAGGAAGGTACGGAGGGATTCCGCACGCAGGGCGGATTGCACTACGCGAATTGGAAGTCGTACTTGTGGTGGTCGATGCGCGAAGACTTGGACCCGGCGAACAATCGCGGCATCGCGCTGCCGCCCGACAAGCAGCTCGCGAAAGATTTAGCCGCGCCGCTGTGGCGTGCCGTTGGTGGGCGCATCGTGATCGAGACCCGCGAAGAGATCATCAAGCGCATTGGGCGCTCGCCGGATTGGGGCTCGGCCTATGTCCTCGCGCGAATGTCAACCCCCAAATTGGCCCAGCTGCAGCGCGAGGCCGTCGCCGCGCTAGGCCATGATCCACTGGGGGTTCTTGACCTTGCGCCCCACGGCGGTGGCTACGATCCAATGAACTTTTGACGGCGGGGCGCGTGCGGGCTATAGGTGAGGGTGATAGGCCCTCGCTTTCAGGAGTCCCGGTCCCATTGCCCGCAGTCGTACCATTCATCCTCGGCCAGCAAGGCTCACGCAGCCCAGCGGCTACACGCACGCGCTACGTGCTCCCGTCACAAACGGAGGATGAATCGTTGGACATGTCCATCGCGTACCCGCTGCATCGTTTGTCACGCGAGCAAACGTCACAATCAGAACGCGCACGGCACGTGCTAGCAGAACGTGACCGAGTGCGTCGCCTTTTCCCGCAGAGAGGGAGCTAGTATGCCCGCCGCTGTTCCGCTGATTCTTTCAGGTCTCACCGCCGGTGCCGCGGTGAAGGGAACCGTAGACGCGCGCAAGGGGCAAAAAGAGCAGCTCGCGCAGAGTGAACGGATCGCCGCTGAATCGCGGGCCAACACTATGCAGACGGAACGAGACTCAAGCGAACTATTCGCATCACGTCGACGGCGTCGCACGCCGGGATTCTCTGACGCAGGGGCCGCGTCGGGGATGGGTGGCGGGACGCAAGGCGCGTATCTCGGCGCGTGAGCGACTACCGCACAAAGCGCGAGGCTGCACTCTCTCGCTGGGGCCAGCTCAAAACAGATCGCAGCTCATGGCTTAGCCATTGGCAAGAGCTGGCGCACTGGACCCTTCCGCGTTCCGGTCGCTTCCTCGATACGTCGTCCGCTGCCGCGCCGAATCGCGGTGACAAGAAACACTCGCACATTCTGAACAACACCGCGCAGCGTGCCGTCGGTATCGCGACTGCGGGACTGATGAGCGGCGCGTCGTCGCCCGCGCGCCCGTGGTTCAAACTCAAGACCCCTTACGACGATCTCAACGAGCGCCCTGCAGTCAAGCAGTGGCTCGATCTCGTCGAGAAGCGCATGCGTGAAGTGTTCAACGCGTCGAACACATACCGTGCCTTCCGACAGTCTTATCAAGAGCTGCTTGTGTTCGGCACGAGCGGCGACATCGTCATGGACGACTTCGAAAACGTGTTGCATCACTACCCGATGACCATCGGCGAGTATGCGATGGACACGAACGACAAGGGCACCGTCGATACCGTGTACCGTGGTTTCGACATGCGTGTCGGCCAGATGGTGCAGAAGTTTGGGTATGAGCGGTGCTCGACGCACGTGCGCAACTTGTACGACCGCAAGTCACTCGGCTCGTGGATACCGGTGCTGCATCAGATCGAACCGCGTCGCGAGCGCAACCCGCTGAAGGCAACAAACACGAACATGCCTTACAGCTCGTGTTACTACGAGGTGGGCGGACAGGACCAGGACTACTTGAAGGAATCCGGCTTCCAGATTTTCCCCGGCCTAATGCCACGGTGGGAGACACGAGGCGCGGACGTGTATGGTAGTTCGCCGGGCATGATGGCGCTTGGTGATACGAAGTCGCTGCAGCATCTAGAGCTTCGCAGCGCGCAGGGGCTCGACTTCATGTCGCTGCCGCCGCTGCAAGCGCCGCCCAACACAAAGGTGAGCATGGCTCCGGGCACGGTGACGTTCGTCGACACGACGGGCGGCGGCGTGAAGAAGCTGATCGATGTCGACTTCCACGTCGACAAGGTCATGCAGAAGGGCCAGCAGATCGAAGGGCGCGTCGAGCGCGCGTACTATGTCGACATGTTCCTGCTGATCATCGGCGATGATCGCGTGCAGCCGGCGACCGCGCGCGAAGTTGCCGAGCGGCACGAAGAGAAGCTGCTCATGCTCGGCCCCGTGCTTGAATCGCTGCACGACGAGAAGCTCGGCCCATTCATCGAGATCACGTTCGCGTACATGCTGCGTGGCGGATTGATTCCGCCGCCCCCGCGTGAAATGAGCGGGATGCCTCTCGTCGTGCAGTTCGTCTCGTTGCTCGCGCAAGCCCAGCGCTTGGTGGGACTAAACTCAATCGACCGATTGTTGGGCACCGTGCTGAATGTCGCCGCCACTATGCCGGAAATGGCGCAGCGCATGTCAGACAAGCTCGATGTCGATCAGATGATGGACGTGTACGGCGACACACTCGGCGTCGATCCGACGCTTATCGTTGCCGACGATCAAGTCGCGTTGATACGCGAGGATCGCGCAAAGCAGCAACAGCAGGCAATGGCCGTCGAGGCTGCGCCGCAAGTCGCTGCTGCTGCGAAAGACATGGCTGCCGCGCAGCCGTCGGCGAGCATATGAGAATACTGCGCCTGGCGCTTGTGTCGTTGCTCGTCTCGGCCTTCGCGCTTGGCTACGCTCTCGGCGCGCGTGGTGCGGAGATCGAGGCGTTCGTTACGTATGACCACGTGAGTGACATCACGCGCGGTAAGCCGTGGAACAAGCAAGCGGAGTCGACCGCCGATTACGTCGGGGCCGGCATCACTATTGCAGCCGGCGCGAATCGCGCGTGGGAGATCGACATCAGCCACGGACGCAAAGCGCTGGACCGTGGCGACACGGAGGCGGGATCGAAGTTGTCGGTACGCTTCTATCCGGGGAGGCTGCAATGAAGACATTCGTGCTGCTTCTAGCGTTGTGCGCGGGCATGTTTGGTCCGACGTATGGTGTGTTCGCCGCTGTGCCGGCGCATGACACGCAGGCTGCGTTCGACTACGCGTGCAAGGTGCTCGACTACGACTGCTCGCGACTAGCGCCGCCCGGTGTCGTGTGGGAGCCGCTGTACTCGTTCGGCGTGCTCGGCTACTACAACGGCGACGACACGATTCACATGGATACCGAGGTGCTGCGTTTCGCAGACCCGGTGTTCACACAATCCATACTAGCGCACGAGATAGTGCATTACCTAGACGTGAAGCTCGGCTATGTGACGTTGCCATATACGATGCAAACGGTTTGCCAGTCCGAGGCGAACGCATGGCGCGTTGGGAATGTTTACGTGCTGACGCACGGGCGTGCCGATCTCGCGCGTTTCGACTGGTTCGTTGCTTACGGCTGTTTTAAATGATAGCCGCGCTGCTCAAGGCCTGGATCGTCAAACTCATCAAACGTAAGGTGCAGAAAGCCATGTTCAAGAAACTCATCGAAAAGTCCAAGGGCAAGCTGACGTACAGCGCGCTTGGTGGAGTGCTCGTGCTCGTCGCGTCGCAAGTGCTAGGTGACGGCGTCGTTACCGCGGACGACGTGAAGGAACTCGGCGAAGCCGGGCTCGTGCTGTCCGCTATCTATGGTCGCTACCGCGCGACCCAGAAATCGGAGTAAGCAAACGTGCTGACGCAAACACTCAACGCCGAAGGCGTCTCAAGCGTGATCGAGCTGGCTCCGGGTCAGTCGGCCGCGTACTCCGCGACAACTGCGGACCTGGACGAAGCCACGCTCTTATTGCAGCAATCACGTAACGGGTACGTGTGGGAAGCCGCGCGCGATCAGGTGCATGCTCTCGTGGCCGATGTCGTCGGCAGCGGTGGGGCCGAGTCTTCGACTGCGGTGCTACGCAACGTCGGCACGGGGCCGCTACGCTTCCGCGCCGCGCTGGTCGAGACGGATACGCTCGCTGGCACCGTCGCCATCGTGTTCACGGCACGCAACGATGTCGTGCGCGTAGTCACGGACAATTCCGGCAATCCGCTCGTGTCGTTCGGTGACGAGAATGTCACGGTGCATGTGCCGCTCGTGGACGCCAATGGCGAGACGCTGCTCGGCGCTGCGACGCTTGGCGTCGAGGCCGGTGTCGGCATCACAGGCACGGCTGCAGCGTATGCGACTAGCGTGGTCCGCGAAGGTGGACTCATTCGCACGCGCATCTACGTCGACATTCAGGGGCTCAACGGCGGCGGTACAGCGAACGACATCATCGGCGCGAATGGCGCGGGTGTCGCGCACCTCGGTCAAATCACGAACGCGGTCAACGGCGCAATCGTTGCGGGCTCCGTGTTTTGCGCCGAAGTCCCGACGACCAGCGATCCTGACGTGGACCTGTGGTCCGCGAACGAAGCCACTGGTGTCGAGGATACGTTGGTCACCGATCTCACGGGCGAAGTGCAGCTGACGAATGGCGGCGATCACACGCTCGCGCGCACGATTGCGCTTATCGGTCTTCCGGTTAGTGGTCAGTACCTCTATCTCACGGGCGGCGACGCCACGGCGGGAACGTACGGCGCTGGCAAGTTCGTAATCGAGTTGATCGGCTTGCCGGTCTAAGGAACAGCAATGGCACTCACAGCACCGACCAAGAACGCGAACCAGGAAGGGAACGTCGTTACGTACAGCGGCGGACTTGGGGCCGCGGACAACGACATCATCTTCACCGTCGATGTGCGTGGATACGACTACGCGGTCTCGTACAGCTTGCTCGGTACGTACGATATCGAGGGCTCGGTCGACGGCACCAACTTCGGCGTGATCCCGCTTAGCGCGCAGCCGCTGACCACGGCCACACCGGGCACGTACGTTGTCGTCTCGACAGCGGACATCGCGCTGCGGCTCGATGTGCGGGGTTTCTCGAAGGTACGATACCGGCAAGCAGCCGCTACGGCTCCGACAAACTTCAGCGTCGGGTTGTTCAAGAAGGCCGCACGTTGACGCTCGGCGAGAAGCAAGAGTTGTTTGCCCGGCTCGTGCCACGCTTGCTGGACAAGGTGCATGCGCTGGGCTTACGCGCGCGGCTCGGCGACTTGTTCCGTGATCCACGCGTGCATGGCGAGATAGGTGTAAAGCTCGGCTACGGTCACCCTAAGAGCGCGCACAAGAATAAGCTCGCCATCGACATCAATCTGTTTCGGGCCGATGGACGTTTTCTCGGCGCTACGGAAGATCATCGTGAGCTGGGTGAATGGTGGGAGAAGCAGCACGATATGTGCCGCTGGGGTGGGCGCTTCAACGACGGCAACCACTATTCGTTCGAGCATGAGGGTGTGAAGTGAGCGGCGAGCGCGACGAGTTCGACTCGACCTTCGATCTCGCCGGCCAAGCCGAGGCGCGCGAGGAAGCAGCGAAGGCACGGGAGCAGTACGAGCACCAGCTCGACACAGATTACATGTGGATGATGCAGCACAACGCGGGCCGTCGCATTGTGTGGGACATCATCGCGCCGATGTGGCGCATCAGTTTCACGGGTGTAGATGGGGACACAAACTTCCGCGAGGGCGAGAGGAATGTTGCGCTTCGGGTGTGGGCACGGCTCTTGCGAGTCACGCCTACGTTGGCGCACAAGCTGTTGGAAGAGAATCAGTCGTGACGCCAGCTAAAGCAGTGTATATGGCTGATTACCGCGCTACCCACAAGGCTGAAATAGCTGCGCAGCGTAAGGCGTATAACGCTGGGCGGATGCTGACGCGATTAAGTTTTTCTACGAGTGCCGACCCGCTGGTTGTCACGTTGATCATGTTATCCCGCTGCGCGGTAGAACCGTGAGCGGGCTGCATGTTGCAGAAAATCTGCAATGGCTCCCCGTGCTAGTTAACCTATCAAAAGGAAATCGTATATGAGTCTGAACGCAGATGACGCCGCCACGCAGGCTGCTGCCGCAGCTGCTGCCAAAACGACTGCCGATGCCGCAGCCGCTGCAGCCGCCGCAGGCGACAAAGACAAGCACGTCGTTCCCGAGTCGTACACCTTCGCCAAGGTGAAGAGCACGACGAAGGATGCGGCAGGTGCCGAAGTTGTGACCGAAGCCGATGCCCCGAAGCCCATCGTCGACGAGGTCGCCGCATACGCGAAGGCGAACGGCTACTCGGCGAAGCAGGCGCAGGCGCTGCTCGACCGTGAGCTGAAGCTCATCAACGACGCCGATGTCGCTGACAAGAAAGCGCAGGCCGATGGTCTCGCCGCGCTGAAGAAGCAGTGGACCGATCAAGCGCGCGCCGACAAGGAACTCGGCGGCGAAGGTGGCGCAGCGTTCGACGCAAATATCGCGATCACGAAGCGCGCGCTCGCGAAGTTTTTCCCCGAAATCGAAAAGGATGCGAACAAGCATCCCTTTCTCGATCACCCGCAGGTATTGAAGGGCTTGCTCAAGATTGGGCAGCTGGTCTCGCCTGACGGTGAGTTCGTGGCAGGCAAGGGCAGCGACACGCCGCGCGATGCGGCGAAAACGTTGTTCCCTGGTATGAACTGATCTCTCTTCCATCAACCGAAACTAACAGAGGTAACTCGCAATGGCTCTTCTCGCATTGACTCACCCGACCATTATGGACGTGGCAAAGCGCCTCGACCCGGATGGCAAAATCGCGACCGTCGTCGAACTGCTCGCGCAGGAAAACGAAGCTCTCGACGACGCCGTTTGGCTCGAAGCGAACGACGGCACAGGGCACCGGACCACGGCTCGCACCGGCTTGCCGTCCGTCACCTGGCGCAAGATTTACGGCTTCGTTCAACCGTCGAAGAGCACCACGGTTCAAATCCGTGACACGACGGGCATGCTCGAAGCGTACGCCGAAGTCGACAAGGCGCTTGCCGATCTCAATGGCAACACCGCCGCGTTCCGTCTCTCCGAGGATCAGGCTTTCATTCAGGCCATGAACCAAGAGCAAGCGGACACGCTTTTCTACGGCAACGAGGGCACCGAGCCCGAGGCGTTCACGGGTTTGACCCCGCGCTTCAATTCGCTTAGCGCTGCGAACGGTCAGAACATCATCAACGCCGCGGGCGATTCCGACCGCACGTCGATCTGGCTCGTTGGCTGGGGTCCGAACACGGTCCACTGTCTCTACCCGAAGGGCTCGAAGGCGGGCTTGTCGGTCGAAGACAAGGGTCAGTGTACCGTCGAGTCGTTGGGCAACACCGTTGCTTCGACGGGTCGCATGGAAGCCTACCGTACGCACTATCGTTGGGACTCAGGTCTCACCGTGCGTGATTGGCGCTATGTGGTTCGCATCGCGAACATCGACCAGGCTGCACTCGTCGGCGACGCCGCCACGGGCGCGGATTTGATCGATCTCATGGCGCGTTCGCTCGACACGATTCAGAGCTTGAGCGGTGTGCGTCCGGCGTTCTACATGAACCGTACGCTGCTGTCAGTTCTGCGCCGTCAGACCGTCTCCGCTGTCAAGAACAGCACGCTCACGACCGACATGGTCGCCGGCAAGCAAGTCGTCTCGTTTGCGGGCATTCCCGTCCGCCGCGTCGACAAGCTCGTTTCGGGCGAGTCCGAGGTCGCGTAATTAGGAATACGCTCCGGGCCTCTGCGCTATAACGTACGCCCGGACTTTTCCTCAACTCTCAACGAAAGGAAACCTTGCAATGATTCTCGACGAACTTTTGAAATTCTCGGACGGCCAGACCGTCACGGGTGGTTCGGCAGTCGCCGGCACCAACCATATCGAGACGGGCGCGGTGCGGCGCAATCTCGGCACGGGCCGACCGCTGTACCTAGTGATCAGCATTATCACCGCGGCTGCGGGTGACGGTTCGGATACGTTCGACTTCTCGCTCGTGGGCGACACGGTCGCGCCAATCGACGGCAGCTCGGTGATCATCGCGACGAAGCGGATCACGGGTGTGGCGAATGTCGCCGCAGGCACGTTGATCGTGATCCCGTTCCCGCCGAATGCGACGGACTTCGCGCTCATCGGTACGTATTACACGACGACGGCGGATGCCGTGCTGACGTTGGATGCGTATCTCACGGACGACGCCGGCTATGACCACAAGGCGTACCCGGATGCGACCGAAGGCGTGACGGTCTAACCGAAAACGCAAACGGAGAAACGCATGGCCCAGCAGAAGTTGAAAGAGGTTCGCGCGCTGCGCGCCGGCTCGTACGACGGTCACCGTCGGCGAGTCGGTGCGACGTTCTACGTGCGCGCGGACGTGAAAGAAGGTTGGTTCGAGGATGTCGGCCCCGCGCCCGCGGACGCCGAGCTTTCTCCCCAGCGCCATGACGGACAAGTCTCGCCGGGAAAATCGTTCATCGACGTGATGAATGAACTCGGCAAGCCGCGCCCTCCCGCGCCTGTTTCGCCGACGCCGATCACATTGGCAGAAGCACAGGCCGGCGCGCCCTTAGACGCGAACGAAGACTTGGTATAACCGACGTTGAGCGCCGGGGAGAAATCCCCGGCTGCTCTTTAAGGTGCCTTAACCTAGTTAGGGTGCCTTAAACAGCATAGGAGTAGTCGATGGCTTCTCAGGTCGAGATTTGTAGGCTAGCTCTTTCGCATATCGCGGACGCTGCTCGCGTCAACAGCATCGATCCGCCGGATAACTCTATCCAGGCGCAGCACTGCGCGACGTTCTTCCCCATCGCGCGCGACGAGCTGCTCGAATTACACGATTGGTCCTTCGCGACGAAGCGCTGGAACTTGGAGCTATCGCTCGTCGAGTTCGAGAATGGTGAGTGGGCGTACGCGTACTCGCTGCCGAGCGACTACATTCGAGCGATCAAGGTGTGCCCGCCCGGCGCGGCGATGGACTATCCCGGCCAGTCGTTCAAGATTGAGTCGGATGTCACGGAGTTGGACACGCTGCTGCTGACGAATGTCACAGACGCGGTGTTGCACTACATATACCGCGAGGAAGAGACAGGACGCTACTCGCCGACGTTCATCGTCGCGCTGTCCCTGCTGCTTGGCTCATATCTCGCCGGCCCGATCCTGAAAGGTAAGCTCGGTATCGCCCTGGCTGAGTCGTTGCGTGATCGCGCGCGCGCGACGTTTCTGGTAGCAAGCGCCATGAACGCGAACGCGAACAAGGATGACACGCAGTACGCCGATTACACGCCGATTTGGATCAGCGACAGATGATCGAACAGCGTCGCCATCAGTGGCGCTCGCTTGCCGGCGGCGAGTTGAGCGAAGAAATGTACGGGCGTGTCGATCTACCGCGGCACGCTATCGGACTCGCGCGCTGCTACAACGCGGTGATCACGCCGCAGGGCGCGCTTGAGAATCGCGCGGGCTCGCGCTTCATAGTGACTACGAACGACAACCAACCGGCGTGGCTCGCGCCGTTCGTGCGGCAAGATGGACAAGGCTTCTTGTTGGAGTTCGGTGACGCGTATATCCGCGTTATCGGCGGCACCAATCTCGTCAACGAAGGCACGGACCCCGGCGACACGGTCGACATTCTCGATGTTGACATATGGGTAGAAGCCGACGGGTTGCCGATTACGCCCGCGGTCTTCACCACTGACGGCGCGCACGGCTTCGTACCGGGCGACGCTATTCGCTTCCAGGGCTTCACCTTGGTGAACCCCGATCAGGCGGGCGTCAATCAGCTAGCCGAGTTTATGAACGTGACGTGGTTCGTGTTCAGCGCCCCGGCGGCGGATACGTTCACCATCGTCGACCACTGGCCGGTGACGAGCCCAAGCTGGAACTTTGACCTTGAGCTGGGCACAGAAGGTCACCTCATATTCGGCGGCGCGCTTACCGGCGGCTTAGGCTTAGGTGGTGGGTTTAATAATTCGGGTTCGCACGCGGTGAACGCGAATGCACCTGTGCACGCGGGCACGTATTCGTTGAAGCTCGGTGTGACCAGCAACCCGAACGGCGAGACCTTGCTCGTGCGTAACGATGTGCGTGTCGCGGTGACTGTCGGTCAAGAAGTCACGATGACGATGTGGGTTAATGGATCAAACTCAACGAGTGATCTAGAATCGCGCATCATGCCGCACTTGATGTTGTACAGCGGCACATCCGTTATAGATCAGGTTAACGTGGACCTTGATCCAACGCTCGTGGAAGGTATAGAGCGAATCAACGCGCAGGGCTTCTTCGCTGGTGGCGCTGAGACAGCGGCCTGGGTCGAGCTTACCATCACGACGACCATCCCCGCCAACGTGACACACGTCGGCTGGGGCGCGCTGGCAACTTGGGGTGATGCGAATTTCGCTATCGACGATGTATCCATCGACGTTGGCCCGGCGCTGTGGGATGAGTTCTCGTATGAGCCATACTTCGGGCTGGTGACCGGCGATACTGTCGCGCTCGCGGCGGATACCGGCCCGGTGTTGCTCACCCCGCCGTATTCGCAGTCGCATGTTCGCTTCGCGAGTATGGCACAGTTCGTCGACGATCTAGTGATCGCGCACAAGCTGTATCCGACGGCGAAGCTGACGCGGGTGGATGACAACACTTGGACGTACACCGCAGTGTCGTTTAATGCTGCGCTGGCAGCGCCCGCGAATATCACGGTAAGCGCGGAGGGAGTGCCGGGTTCGCCCGCGATCACGTATACCTACACGGTCACCGCGCTGAATGACGAGGGCGCGGAGTCTGCGGCTGGTACGCCGGACAGCGACGACAACACGCTGCGCACGCTCGGCAACTTCAACACTATCGCGTGGGACACCGTCGCAACGACGTTCCGCTACAACGTGTACAAGGGCATTGGTGCGGGCTCCGTGCACGGCTTCATCGGCAGCGCGACAGGGTTGACATTCACAGACGACAACATCGGCCCTGACTTCTTGAAGCAGCCGGCCGAGATTATAGCCACGTTCAACAGCACGGGCAATTACCCCGGCACAGTGTGCTTCTTCGAGCAGCGCATGGTGCTGGGTGGAACTGTCGCCGAGCCGCAAGCGTTTTGGGCGTCGGGTCTTCCGGCGTTCGACTACTTCAAGGCCAGCGTGCCGCCGCAAGATGATCAGGCGTTCACGTTCGAGTTGATGTCGCGCAAGGCCGCGCCGATCCTGCACGCGTTGGCGGACCCGGAGCTGCTGCTGTTTACGTCGGCTGGCGTGCAACGCATCATCCCCGTCGAGACGCAGTTGTTTACGCCGACGACGGTGGGCTCGCGCACCGCGTCAGCGTTCGGTGCGCATGAGCTTGCGAAGCCCCAAGAGGCGGGCTCGAACGTCCTGTATCCTGTCGAGCGTGGCGCGCATCTATATGAGCTGAAGCCGACGGAGAACATCACGGGCTACGACTCATCGGATTTGTCGGTTATTGCGGCGCACCTTATCGATAAAAAGAACTGGCTGCAGACTGCCATGCGGCGCGCGCCGTTCCCGATATGGTTCGGGCTGCGCAACGACGGCATATTGATCGGCCTGACATACATGCCCGAGCAACAGGTGTACGCATGGCATCAGCATGAGCTACCCGGCGCGTTCATCGAGTCCATCGCCGTTGTCCCCGAGGGGCAGCAGGACTCGCTTTACGTGATCGCGCGTCGTACGATACTCGACGCGACGGTGCGTTACATCGAGCGTATAGAGCCGCGCAATTTCGGGACCGATCAGGCCGAGGCGTTCTTCGTCGACTCAGGTGTCACGTATCGCGGCACGTCGACGGACACAGTTACCGGGCTCGATCACCTCGAAGGCAAAGAGGTTATGGCGCTCGCTGATGGGCGTGTACTCGGCCCGTTCACCGTGGACATGGGCGAGATCACGTTGGATATTTTTGCGTCTGTTATCCACGTCGGGCTAGCGTACCGGACAGAGGTGCAGACAATGCCGCTCGCGTATGCCAACGAGCAGGGCTTCGGCGTCGGCATAATGAAGAACGTGTCGCAGCTGTGGGTGCGCATCAAGCAGTCGCTCGGCTTCACCGCCGGCCCCACGTTCGATGATGATGATCAGCGCCCGCTTGTCGACGATGCCGAAGAGCTGCTCGGTGATGTGCCCGAGCTGCGCGACGGCCCGCACGATATCACGATGCTAGGCGTGTGGACTGCGGATTCCACGGTTTGTATCGTGCAAGACCAGCCGCTACCGCTGACGATCACTGGCCTCGCAGCTGACTACGTGGACGGCTGACATGTTGATTCGACCAGCAACAATATATGACCGTGACGCCGTGCTAAAACTCGGTGAGGCGGCGTATGTCGAGGCGCGGTACACGCGCTACCCGTTCAACGCGGCCAAGTTGGAACGGCTGTTCGACATGACGCAGGGTGACAACGCGTCGTTGTTCTTGCTTGTGGCCGAGCACGAGGGCGTGCTCGTCGGGTTTGTGCTTGGGCTCGTCACCGAGCACTTCTTCGCGAGCATGGTTTACGCGACATACATGGCGCTGTATCTGGTGCCCGCGCATCGCCGAGGGCGCAACGGCATGCGGCTGATACAGAGCTTCGAGCAGGAAGCTATCCGGCGCGGAGCCGACGAGATTCTGATCGGCAACTCGTCGAACATAGAACCGACGCGCGTCGCGACACTATTTAGCGCGTGTGGCTACCGATTGATCGGGGCCAACGCCATCAAGTACGTTGGAGAATAGAATGGCAGGGGATAGCGCAGGCATTGGTGTGAAGATGCTCGAAGGTGTGAGCGCTGGCGCGGCCACGCTGAGCACGTACACGAACGCGCGAGCAAAGCGCGGGCAAGCGCTGTACAACGCCGCTATGGCGGACCTGGAAGCAGAAGACACGCGTGGCATCGGCAACACGAAGGCTGCGCGCGTTGAAGGCTCCGCGGACAAGGCAGTGGGTAAGGTCAAGGCGCAGATTGCCGGCCGCGGTTTCACGCAGGGCGTGGGCACCGCGCGTGATCTCGAAGATGCGGCGGACTTCGTCTCGCGACTCGACGCGCTCACGATTCGTGAGAACACGCGGCGTACCGTGCTGTCGAAGAAGGCCGAGTCGCAGGGCTTTAGCGGACAGGCGGATTCAATCTCGCCCGGTGGGGAAGCCACGGGCACGTTGATCGGGCAAGCCGGTATGCTTGCGCGCCGCTGGCGGCAGGAGTAGTCATGCCTATCTTCGTTCCAGAGCCGCAAGTCGACGCGCAGGCAATCCAGTTGCCGGGCGCTGCGCCGCTGAGCGATAGCGGGCTCGGTAGCATCGCGCAAGGCGCAGGCGTCGCCGCCGATCAAATGCGCGCGGCGAAGACGGAGCTGGACACGAAGCGCAACGCCACGCGCGTGTTCGAGGCCGAGTCGCAGCTGGGTGACGCAGAGCGCGGGATGCGCACGAGCCAGCAAGCGCGCCGTGGCTCCAACGCGTATGGCGTGACGGATGATGTCGCTAGTTGGTGGGACGCCGAGCCGGCCAAGATCAGCGCGAACCTGGAAAACGAAACACAGCGCGCACTGTTCGCCGAAGCTGTCGCACGCCGTCGCGAGATCAGCCTTAACGGATTCAGCACGCACGAGGCGAATGAGTCCAACGCCGCAGTGAACGACGCGACGGAAGCCCGCAAGGTCAACGCCATCAACTATGGCGCTGCGAACTTCGACGACAGCACCGCCGTCGCGCAGTCGCGCCAAGACCTGATCGACTCGGTTGGCGTGCAGGGTCGTTTCAACGGGCTTGCGCCGGATGAGGTCGAGCAGCTGAAGCTCGACGCGCTTACGAAGCTGCACACGAACGTCATAGAGAACATGATTGACACGGACGCTGCAGCGGCAGCGGCGTACTTCGAGACAAACAAGCGTGAGATTGCCGGCAGCGTTCACGACGCTATCAACACCAAGCTCACGACCGGGCGTGATGTGACCGCGGCGCAGAACGCCGCCGATGACATATGGTCGCGTGGCCTCCCCGAGGCGAAGGCGCTAGCTGCCGCGCGTGAAGAGACCGAGGGGCAGACGCGCGAGCACACGCTGTCGTTGCTGCGTCAACAGTTCTCCGATCAAGAGCAGGCTGTCGCGCGTGAGCGCACCGCGCAGATCGAAGCCGCGCGTGCGCGCTTCTCGGAAGACGGCATTCGCGGGTTGACGCCGACCGACATCGAGACGTTGGAGCGCGTAGCGCCGAGTGAGTTGCGCGCCATGCGTTCGACGACGCCGCAGGCGCAGGTGCAAACGAATTGGGATGTGTACTACGGACTGCTTGATCAGGCGCGCAAAGAGCCGGTGTCGTTCCGTGACGATCTCGACGTTCAGATGATGCGCGCGGACTTGAACCAGCATGAGCTGGATGTGCTCACGAAGATTCAGCAGGACATGCGCGATGGCGTGCCGTCGAGCGCGATGACGCTGACGCAGATGCTATCGTCGTTCGACGCGCAGATCGACAAGGATGAGCGTGGCTTGTTCGAGCGCTCCGTGTGGCAGCAAGTCGAAGACGAGCAGAAGCGGCTGAATCGCAAGCTAAGTAGCGACGAAATGCAGCGCGTGATCGACACGCAGCTGATGGAAGTCACCATCCCGCGCTCGTTCTGGTTCGACCGCTCCACGCCGCTGTTCGCGACGACGCCGGAAGAGCGCGCGAAGATGCAAGTCGAGTTCGACGCTATTCCGCAGGCTGAGCGCGCGGAACTCGAAGCCGATCTCAAGGCCGCTGGACGCGACACGTCACCCGAGGCTGTCACCGCGATTTATCGCGCATGGCTGGCACAAGGCAACCAGTAATGGGCAAGTTCGCTGGCACTATCTCCGAAGTCTTCCCGACCGAGCAGCCGCCGCTGGACCCGTTCAGTGAGGCGCGCATGCGCAACGCGGACCCGGACACTGCGGCAGCTGCGCAGCAGTTGTCGACGGAGACCGGGCTCGATTCGGCGGTGATCGCGCGCAACTTGCCCGAGGTGCAGGCGCGGCAACAGACTGGCAAGTTCCAGCAATTCCTTCGCGACACGCCGGAAGCTGCGACGCTTGGCGACGACTTCAACGCCGTGGCGCAGGACGATGCGGAGACGCTTAGCCGCCTGCGTGTCTACGGGAAGAATCTAGCCGCTGGCGGTGTCTCCCTAGGTGGCGGAACCGCGGGCATCCTACAGTCTGTAGAGGAAGCTCTGCACTACGTCGGGACATATCCGCACCGCATCGCGAACCTGTTTGGCGCGAATTACGATCTCAACAAGAGCACGTTCACAGAGTCCGCGGAGTTTTTAGCAGGGATCAGCGCCGACGCGGCGAAGCTGTCGGAGTCGCTTACCGCGGAGAACCAGAAGCTCAGTCTGACCGAGCAGGGCGTGCTCGGTGGCGTGCAGTCACTCGCGACGAATCTCCCCGTTCTTGCCGGCGCGGTCATATCTAAGAACCCGCAAGCCGCGCTCGCTGGTATGGCTGGGCTCGTGTATGGCAACGAATACAGCCGCGCGCGGCGTGAGGGGCTAAGTGTCCCG